TCCGCCATGGTAGCGGCCAGCCTGCCCATCGCCTCTGGGCACAACAGGTCGAACCGGTACCGGTCAGCGTCGGGCGACCTCTCGGCCCCTGAGTCGAACCGCTTGTTGGCCCCCACCTGTTGTTGCATGGGGATATCCGTTTGCGCCTGTCGACTCAACTTGTTGTAGTATTCTTTCACTCCGACATCGAACTTGCTAGTGTCCAACATAGAATACCCCCTCCATTTCGATTTTACCACACCCCATGGCCAATTCTACTACCACCTTGGCCGCCTCCAATAGTTCGGGCCACTCTCGGCAGTAATGGTGGATTTTCTTGATATCCCGGCACTCAGGCCCCCATGCAGGCTTCATATCGTGTCCCCATCCCTTATCCCCATGCTTCCTCCACCAGTCCCAGGTCTCCAGACTGTCGGCCACCTTAACTGCCACTTCCAAGTTCATCATGGTGGCCGGGTCTTTCCATCCCTTGCTCTTATCCTTGTGCGGCCCCGGCACATCCCCACTGTATACTTCATCCACATCGTGCAACATGGCATCCATCAGACCGTCGCAAATTGGGAATGAGACGTGGCCTGCAGACAGCAGTGCGTCGTGCAGGCCCCATAGTATCACCATCACGCGAAAGGTATGCTCCGCCACCGACTGTTCCCGGTACATCGGGGCGATCACCCACCGCTTGACATATGACAGGTTTAATAGGTCCCTTACCCTCGACTGGCCCACCATCATGCTCCCTTCGGCGGCTTGGGTTTATTCACCTGGACGTACTGGTAAGCCGAACCCTCGACCGTAGCCGATTGGATCTGGTCCAAGCTTACTCCCTGCTCCAGCAGCCTGGTGGCCACAATCTTGCTGGCCGACCGCCCCGACCGCACCTCGAAGGTCATCCCTGCCCACAGTTTAACCTTCTGTACCTCTGCCCCCAGCGCAGCCACTAGCAGGTTGTCGTTGATCTCCTTGAGCTTGAGGGTGTCCGTATCGATACGGGACTTAAGCTCCTCGCGAAGGCTGATAGCGTCAGCGAAGTCCAGTTCCACTGTCTCTACTCCCGACCCTGCTCCGGTTATGGTTACCTTGGACTCGGCCAGGGCTTCTACCTCGTCCCACGACTGTAGGGCCAATTCCTCTGCAGCCTTCTCTAGTGCTGATTTGCTTGACATTATGATGGGCCTCCCCAGCCCGCAATTCCACTACCATTGTACCATAGGTATTGACACGTAGTCAAGGGTGTCCATTACCTGCTACCCCTTCAGATCTCCCCAATTCTTCGCCCTACCCCCTTTGGCCCCCATCGGCACCCTCAATTCCGCCGCCCCAGCCATCTCCATTACCACCACTTGGTCCACTTCTTCCACAATCTCTTTGTCGTCTGGCAGTTCAAACAGCAGGCTGTCGTGTATCTGCAGCAGCGGTTCAATCTCCGCCCACCTCCCACCCCTCGGCCACCATACCTCCTCCAGCCACCACCATATCCGGGCCATTGCTATCTTGAAGTACCCTTGCGCTCCGGCTTGGATCTTATGGCTGTGAGACTGTCGGCAAGCTTCTTCTCGTATTCTCTCAACGCTGCTCCAGACGCCTGGTAGATACCTCCTTCTCCCCCACATATCAGCGACCCAGCCCTGGCGTCTAGCTTCAGCCCGGCACCGGTCCATGTAGACTGCAACTCCAGGTCTAGCTTGAAACCACCGGGCGATAAGATCGTCACATTGGCCTTCTGTCCACTCTCCCCCGTCTGGCCGCTTGGCACCTGCCAGCACCATCTGATCGACCAACCCCGCTCCCGTAATTCCAGTAATAACTCCAAAGCCCACTCGTTTAGCTGCGTAACGTTCCGTGTTTTTATCAACATCGGCATAGGGCTTACTGAACATCCGGGCCGCTGTGTCAGTATGGATGTCAAGGTGTCCACCACAGAAGATATCAACAAGCGATGCGTCTTGTGAGTCATGCGCCATAAACCTCATCTCTGCTTGATCCAGGTCCCAGTCGGCCAGCAGCTTGCCGGGGGGAGCTATAAATCCCTGCCTGATTTCCTTGCCGATCGCCGACCGTACCGGAATCGCCATGAGGTTAGGGGTGTTTGCAGCGATCCGCCCCGAACTAACTCTCGTAAGGCGCAAATTACATCGTAGACGGTTGTCACTTCCGGTTTTGGTGAGTGCCACCCTAACGAACGATCCCCTCGCTTTATCCAACTCGCGGTAGTCGAGGACCAGGGGCACGACTGGATGAGCAAGGCGAAGGCCTTCCAGAACCTTATCTTGCGTGCTATCCTGGCCGGTGCTGGTTGTCTTACGCGAGGGGAGCTTAAGTTGCTTAAACAGTAGGGCCGCAGTCTGCGGTGGGCTACTGGGGTTGATTCTGACTCCAACCATCGCTTCAATCTCGTCTCGCTTGTCAGACATTTCCTGTGTGAGTCTGCCCTCAAGCATCTCCATATGTGCTTTGTCGACCAGAAGTCCATTAGCCTGCATCCTTTCCACCATCGGCATTATGCCGTGGTCTATCATGCACACGTCCCACATCCCCTCGTCCTTCACCTTCTTGACCAGAAAGGGGAATACCCGCCCAGTAGCGTCTGCATCCCGGCAGGCGTAGTGGATGGCCCTCTCCCTGGGGATGTCCGACAGGGTCGGCTCCGGCACTGGGCCGATGGCCGTCACCAGCGCTTCCGCCCCAGTATCATCCCAGCTATCTACCCGCTTCCGTATATCCACTCCGGAGGGGTTGTCTGGATGCAGTATGCCCTTCTTCTCGACGTCCTGCACCATGCGGGCTATCCTGCGCCCTATGCTCTGCGGCTGCTTCACCCGCCAATTGGCCGATTTGTCGTCCCATACTAGCTCGGCCTCAGGATCGGGCATCTGGTCGGCCACTGCCTTGGCCCCCTCCATCCACTCTCCCCAGACCACCTCTCGCCCCGGTGCTATTACCTCGTCGTACGAATCCATGCGCATCCCAGCCAGACGATAGGCGAGGGCCTTCAACCCTTGGGGAAGCAGGCATAGTAGATAGGCGAGTATCATGGTGTCGATAATGCGGCCAGTGGGGATGCGGACGCCTAATGCCCGTAGTACTCCGATGTCGTGCATGGCGTTGTGTAGGACCAGGGGTTCGCGGGAGTTGGCCAGCCATTCCTTCACACGCCGAAGCTTCTGATCGTCGCCCGCCATGATGATGCCCCCCTGGCCGGGCTGGGTGGAGAAGGTAAGGCACCAAGGGTTGTGCTCCCACCCTTCTGTATCCATAAATAGCGGCACATAGACGTTGGGCCACCCCCACTCTCCATAAGCCAGACCTTTGCTACCAAATTTATCCTGGGGTAGGACTCTGGTCCACGGGTCGGCTAATCCGGCGAAGTCATCCTGTATAAACTGGATGGCGTCTGGTGAGTGAAGGCCAGCAGCAGGATGATAGCACGGGTAGACAGCCTGACTACCAACCATGTGCAACAACCCGTGTACCTGTTCGACATCGACATCCCCCAAGAAATGACGGATAGCGAACCGGCCTACTGGCACTATAAGTGCCGGTTTCACTTCAGCCAGTTCTTTCAACAGTTCCTCTTCGTCTCTGGCAATCTCCCAGTCGGCGGGGTCGTCGTCTCGCCAATCGCGTACCAGGTTAGTCACAAAGACTTCTTCGCGGTTGATGCCAGCAAGCCGCAGGTATCGGTTAAGCTCTACACCGGCCATGCCTATGAACGGTCTACCGGCAAGCGGCTCATTCATACCTGGCCTCTCGCCAATGATCATGATCTGTGCTGGTCGGGGGCCGTCACCATGGACCATGATACCTTCGACTTTTCGAGGATCAATCTTTCTCATAATTCTTCCTATTGAACTGACCTCTAACGTGAGACCTTACTTTGTGACAGTTAGCGCACACCAAGTCGCATTTTTCCATTTCCCTATCCAGCGTAACCCATGATACCACAGCCGATATTAATGATTGAGCCTTCCCGCGTTCTGGTACATGGTCGAACTCCATCACGTATTCAGGAAAGTGGTTGCCGCAATCAGTACAAGGGTTCTCGGCTTTATAAGCACGGAGGAAAAGAGCTATTTCGCGTCGCAACCGGGCGTGTCGGTTCCGATGGTAGTCCTTTCTGAGTTGGTATTCTCCTGTCCTATCCCTTTTCTTCTTCATGGCCTACCCCTCGCCTTCCATTGCCTTTACCACATTCTTAGCAATGCCCTTACCAATTCCCTCAATCTGCTCCCACTCATTTTGGGGGGCATTGACCATCTCCACCACACTGGCAAAGTGCCTAGCAACCTTGCCGGACTTGTCCCAGCCGATACCCGGTAGAGTCGCCGCCATCTTACGGACCAGCGAGGGGCGGGCAATAAGGCTGAGGGCTTGACTATTATCAAAGTTAAGATGAGCACGATGATCATCCCAATCTTTCCCAGTCCACCACCGGTTCAGCGCTGATAGCCACTGTACCGTTTGGCCACCAGTACCAGTAAGCCTCACCTTCACCTGCAACTTTTCCTGCAGGGTCAATAGAAACCCCTCCATGGCTATATAGGAGAAATTGCCGGTCCCAGATCGTAGTGGTTTCCATGTTGACCCTCGCGGGACCAATACCTCGCCAAACCTTCCCTGTTTCCATATGCCCTCCACCAGAACCCAGACATCATCATAACTCTCCAGCATTCCAGGAAGCTGATGGCCGACCAACCTTCCATTGTCGATGCACTGGGCCAGGTCCCCTAGCTTCTTGTATTCCACCCCCACCAGCACGGGGCACCCCTCAGGCCCCCGGCCCTCTATTTGGATGTCCCCGTACCCCAACTCCCCCAGCTCCAGGGGCTTGACACCGGCCATTTGGAGTTGGGGGTATAGGTCCACGCTACCTGCACGGCGGTCGACGATCACCGGGCAGTCTCCGTGTCCATATGGGTGTGTTCGATCTGGGGGCCGAAGCTTATCATCCCCACCGGGCCGCTGGCCGCCTCCTTGCGGGAGAAGGTATTAAGGATGTCCACCCACTCTCCCCACTGGCTGTACCCCTCCCACGCCCGCTTCCAGTCTGCTCCCCACAGCTTGGGCCATTTATAGTTGGCGAAGGTGAGGGCGATGTGGTGAGGGCGATTCAGCATGAGGGACTTCTGGGCCACGTTCCAATCCCACTCGCCAATCCGCCGCAGCTTCTTGGTCACAGTGGTGAACTCGAACAGCTTGCACAATTCGGCCTGAGCCTTGGTCGACATCAGCTTGAACGCTTCATTGTGCAATTCGCTGGCCGCCTCCCGGTTCTCCTGGCGCTGCTGCTGGGTCCAGCAGGCAGGCTCCGGGCTGGGGGCTTCAGGGTAATTGTTGGCCCGTGCCAGGGCCAGACCGGCGTTCCACTCGCTGAGCGCCCACTCCCCCACCCTCTCTATTCCTTGCCGGTCGTTGATCAGATTGGCCAGCCTCGGCCAGGATATTTCGCCCGGCATCGGTCCTGAATTCCCCGCCACTCTGATCGGGTAGGTGCGCATTACCAGCCATAAGTCATTCTGCAGGGTACAGGACAATCCGGCCTCTGCAAGCCAACTGGCCGCCTGGGTCTGCTTGTGGGTGGTGAAGGGGTAGTCGCCGAGGTGCAAGTCCAGCAGCGTCCCTTGCGTCCCCTCCAGCAGGATCTGGTCGCCAGCGTCATAGGCGTCATTCATCAGCACGGTGGTGTCGGTAATGCGCCGGGCTACATTCTGCCAGAACCCCGGCTTGTCGGCCACCCATGCTTGGAAGGTGGGGAGAGGATCCTGGTCGCGCCCTTTGATCTTGTCCATTACAGCCTCTGAGCACCCCTTGCCGGTGGTCCCGATGCTATGATGGCGGTCGGCATGGTGGGCACGATCGGTGTGGGACGGTAGATGGATGCCGCAACGGTAATCGATCCATACCCGGTCCAATACTGTGTCCAGCCTCAACCCCTGTGCCTCCATGATCCACTCAATTTCGCGCATCAGGATGTCGGGGTGGATATAGGCCCCTGGACCCAGCACCAGCATGCACTCCGGGCGGACCCAGGACACAGGAAGCTGCTGCATGGCATAGGCCACACCCTTGTGGTAGACAGTGTGGCCAGCGTTGACGGTGCCGGTGCGGATGGCCCAGTCCACCTTCTTCTCCATGGTTAGCTTGTGGGTGATCAGCCCTTTAGCTTCTGATCCCCACTGTCCACCTTGGACAATGATAATGGGCTTGGGCTCGGCGGTTCTGGATCCGAATATATGTTCAGGTCTTCCGGTTGCCATTGAGTTTTCTCCTCCATCTCTCGGTTAAGGTACAATAGGGTCATCATGGATTGGGCCAGTTGCGCTACCTGGGACAACTCAGTAATAAGGTTAACTTTGTGTTCGTGGTATTGAGCATTGGTGTGGTGGAAGCCGAGGGCTAACATCTCGTCACAGGCTTCCTCAGTCTCCTCCCGCAGGTGGTGAATCCAGCGGGCCATTCCCCCTTGTAATTCCCCATGCTTTCGGATGGCAGCTAGACGGGCCAGATCGATGGTGCGTTGGGCCAGGGCGCGGGCGGCTGGCTCAATTGCGCTTGCCACTGTGAGCCTCCTTGTCCAGTACTTCGGCATGCACCCTGACCATGGCTTCCACCTGACGCCACCCGAATTGGGCGTTGGATCCCTGCTGGTTCAGCTTTATTCTGACATCCTGCAGGAACAGGCGGTCGTTGGATGAGGCATGGTGGACCAGAGGGATTATCTCGGCCAACAGCCTCACCACCAGCGCATGGTTGGCCTGCTGCTCTTCAACCTGGCCTATGGAATCAAACTTGCCCCCCACTGTGGAGGTCCCAGCCTTCCGCTTCTCTCTTGCTTTCTTACCGCCACATCCGCCCATCACCATCCTCCTGCATCAATACCGCATGGCGACCCCTTAATAGGGTCATTATCGCATGGGTATACTGCCATGGACTTATCGCACATTGGCGACTTGTCGTGGCAGTGAGTCCAAGTAGTCCGCCCTTTGTCGTCCTTAGGTCCATCTTGGTGAACTTCCATCTTGCACGTAGAACACATTACAATACCGAAACTCATAACCATTCCCCCTCATCACTCTCAGGGAAGACTAGCTGCCCCAAGGTCTTGTTGTGTGGACAATATCCTCGCATCCCTATCGAAAAGTTACAATTCATGCACAACACTTGGAATCCTTCTGGATACCCGTTCCTTCTAAGCCACGCGTATACTTCATTGTTGGTTTCTTTTCTGTGCTTGGCTCCATCACCACCAATATGATCGATAGTTAGAAACTCGTCGTGTTCTTCTCCACAGCATTTGCACTTAGCCCCATAGGCGTCCATCACTTGTTTTCTTAGTTTTCTATACCCGTTTTTTTGTATTTCTTTCATCTTCTCAGGATTACGGCTCTTCCAACCAGAGTTTTGTATTCTCTTTCTCCACACTCTGGTGGCTAAGTCTTGTGGAAGGTCCTTCAAATCGTCGGGTATTACTGCCATTCTGATTCCTCCGATTCTGGAAAGACGAGTTGACCTAAGGTCTTGAAGTCCAGCATCCCACTGCCCTGCTCCAGCACCATCCCCTCCAGATCAGGATTCTGCCTGCAGTCGAAGATCAGTAGCTTGAACTCCCCACCCTCCTTGTACGCCCTGCAGCACACTTGGGCCTCAAAGTATGTCCCCTTATACCCTGCCATCTCCCAGCGCCCAGTCTTGTTCCCCACCTCTTTACCCTGGCTGTTAACCTTGTTCTCCCACTCCTCCTTCATCCGGTGGAGCATGATCAGGTTGGAGTCGGAGTTGTAGGCATCCCGCCATAACCCCTTCATCACCTGGTTCACCGGGCCATAATGGTGGGGCATCACCTGGGTCAACTTGCCGAACTCCGCCATTCTGAGCACCTCGTATGCCTCGGTGGCGGTATCCACAATCGTCGTCCTGCCCTTGGCCAATCCCTCGGCAAAGTTGGATAGGAACCTGGACCATACCGGACGAGCGGTGTCTGCCGCATCCTGGATGGCCGTATTGGGCGGGATGTCCAGCCTGTATTCGGCCTTGTGTATCTTGAGGCCGGGACGGTGGAAGGCCCCACCAGGCTGGAACTTCTGGATCACGCCCTCATCGCCGAAGTCGAGCGAGTGGAAGTATACCGGGCCGGGAGCGGTAAAGGCAAAGTGGTTCTTGCCACACTTCTCCGTCCCCTCAATCGACATAATAAGCCTGTGTTTGGCCTTGGTAGTGGCCAGTGTGAACCCGGACGCTGATGCAGCCCCCTTAATTACAGCCATCACCGGTCTCCTGTCTGATCGATGTATGCATAAGGAAATGGCTTTGCTACTCCCATCGTCTGGCACAATTGGTTCGCCAGTTCCATGCACTGGTCATAACTCATGTATACGGTTCCGGCATCCCCGCAATCCAGACGAATACCCACTGGATGTGTCTCTGGTCCATCTTCCATAATCCAAATATGGTTGGTGGACTTACCGTCAAGACTAAGCTCTTTCATAACCATTGCTTCCTCCGTGCGTGGCCGACTAGCATCGACCAGCAATCGTCAATTTCCCGTTGTGTGAACTCCAACTCCCAAGTCCTGAGTTTGGGGGTTATGTCGTCCCGCCAGTTGCCCACTATGAACAGTATCCTGAGTCTGGCCCTCGTGGTCTCCAGCACCTTGCAGTACGCTTTTATCTGGACCAGTATCTTCCAGAAGTTTTTCTCCAGATCGTCGCCCTTGTTGCATGAACACCAGCGCACCTTCCATTCCTCCACGCCGGTCAGGCAGGACTCATCACCGGCAAAGTCGGCGTCGAAGTAGTCGGGGGTTAGGTAGATGCCGTCTAGGTATTGCTCCCCCGGCCTAAAATACCTGTGGGGGTTCTCGTCTACTGTGATCTGGGCCAGCACTCCCTCCAGCACCCGCTCCCACATAAACCCGATGGTGCCGTACTCCTCAAGCTTGGCTAATTCCAGTGGCGTCCGGTTCTTGGTGTTAATCTGCTTATCCAGGTCTTCCCATATCTGGGAGGCATGAAGGCCCGTGGACCTCTGGTCGTGGTCGAACGCACCTTTCAGTACGTCCGTAACGCGGCTGTCAATCTCACGAACCTTCATCTTTCCTCCTGATGGGTCAAGGCTGGAGCGGCACGGTGGAAGGTACCCTGTCCCTTCCTTTCATCATGTGCCAGTAGTTAGCTGGGCGCTCCAGCCCCTTAGGGACAGTTCGCGGTGGTTTGCGCCTGCCCTACTCCTGTGTCAGCACGCTGCCGTTGTAGCTGAACCCTTCCAGCGACTTCAGCACATCATCCTTGGCCGCCATGCTGATCAGCTTGTTCTTGTTAGGGTTGGTCTTGTCGATGGTGCCGAACAGGCCCTTGCTGATTTCGACCTTCTTCAGCTCGCTCACCCCTTTGGCGGCGAACAGGCCGATCAACTCACCGGTAAGTTCCTCGACCAACTCGTCAGAGCCATTGGTAGATGCTGTCGTCGCGGTGGCGGAGGCACTCTTTGCAGCAGCAGTTGTCTTGGCCGCTGCCCCCTTCTTCTGCTCCCCCGGCATGCTCAGGATCTTGGTGAACACCAGCACCATCGGGTCCCGCTGCCCCTCCTTCTTGGCAATGTTGGACCGCTTGGGTTGCGGCACACGGTTTACGTGCCCCACCAGCCCTTCCAGCACTCTGACGTCCCCGGCGTCCATCTTGTCCTCCGGGAAGCCCGCTTGGACAAGGGAGTTGAGCATGATGGCGGTGTTGGTGCCGCCGTTCAGACTTTCCTTATCCCCCACCTTGACTATGGTGATCCCGTTGAGGTCCGGGTTCTTGGGGTCCTCGCTGGGGACGAAGTAGGCCAGATTCCCGGCTGAGAAGTACTGGACGTGATCATTCTTCTCGGTATCGGCCAGCACCAGCATGAGGCAGAGTGACGGGCCGTTCTCCGACTTGCCCTCGAAGTCGTACTGGACAAACCGCGCCTTGGTGATCTCGACATCGGCGTCGTCGATCAGGCCCCCGCCAGCGGTAAAGCTTGATGGTCTAAGTGAAATTCCCATTGGAATGCGCCTCCTTAGCGCCTGTTGTTAAGCTGGTTGATGTTAAGGTAAGGCGCACCGGCCCCCCACCCTCAATTCCTATTTTACACCCCTATTGACTCGTAGTCAAGCCTGTTGGCTGGGCGAATCTGCGCAGACATCCGCATCGCTTGCACCCATCCCGGCCATGTTCAGACTGTTGATGGTAGCAGTCCAGACACTTAGGCCCTGCCAACCCCTCGTGCAAGTGCAACCTTAATATGCCGGTTGCCGTCCTATTTCCCCTTTCGGACTCGTCCTCCATTTCCTTTGCGCATTCATTTCCTTCGCAGTAAACATTGCGGGCATCAGGGTCCCACCAGCACCGCTCCCCGGCGAATATCGCCTCCCCGCACTCTGCACATTTGACCGTATATCGGCTATTTATCCAAGGCATCTGGTATCCTCCCTCCTGTCACGCGCCTTACCGCATCCTGCCACCATTTGGGTGTGAACTGCCTGTTCTTCCCGTACCACCAGCCAAAATTCCCGTCACATATGAAGGTCTCGCACCGGTCATCCTTGGCCCTCATCCCCCTCCCTGAACTCTGCACAATCTGCTGTGCGGCCATATACCCCGCCCAGTCCTTGTTCCTCTCCGCCTTCACCTTCGCCGCCTTGGTACGCAAATCCGGGAATGGGACCTTCCCAACCACCTGAAAACCGCATTGGTCGTACGGAAAATCCCAACCCGTCGTCAGCGAGGGCGATACTAGCACTAATGGCGACTTCACCGCCTTGAAATTTGCTACCACTTCTCGCGTATTCCGCGAATCGTTCAGTAATAAGCGTGAAGAGTGGGAGGAGTGCTGCTGTAAGTACCTCGCCCTCTCGAAACTCGTGGTATGTACGATACCCTTCAGGTCGGGTCTGGCCGCCATCACCCGGTCGATCAGGTTGACCCACTGGCGCTTCTGGCCCTCCACCATCCGGAAGTTTACTTGCACAGCTCCCTCCATGACCCACACGGGACGCCTCTCTACGGGAAAGGACGACTTTGCTTCCCATTGTACCACCTCTCCTATTCCTATGGCTGCAGCCGTCATGCGATTGCAGGTTGCTGACACCATAACAGTCTTGGGAACCCGGCCCCAGAGCATGGAGCCGAATGCCTCAGGGTTAACACAATCGAAGTGGACCGCCCCATCGGGGAACCGCTCCACCACCCATTCGCCTCTGGCCAGCAATCGGGCTATCTTGTCCAGCCCCCCGGCCAGTTCCACCAGCTTCATATCGGGGTGGCCCCTCCGCTCTATCTTACCCTTGACCTGCTCCAACATCCATTTGGCCCATTCCCTCCAATTGGCCACATCTTCCCCCTCAGGCATCTTACCGGCCAGATATTTCCGCATATCCTTGGTTAGGTGGAAGCTCAGGAAGTCCGCCAGCTCGTCGGGGGCCTGGTGGGCCTCATCCATAATCAGGAGGCCCACATCCCCAATATCGTTGTAGAGCCAGAAATCGTAATTGGTGACGACAAGACTGGCCGACCTAGCCCCGCGTATTCTATCAAAATAAGGACATCCAGAGCTTGTCTTGAGAGGGCACTCAAACCCCCAGCGGCAGGGGGCGGTGGCGGCTGTGGTGTTGGGCCTGACCATGTGGGCGAGGTCTGGCTGGAGTTGGGCCAGTGTGCATTCATAAGCTCCCCTTCCTCTTACATCGTACAGTCCTACCTCCTCAAAGTCTCGCACCAATTGGCCCTGCAGCGCCTTGGTAGCGGTCAGGATCACCGTCCTGCCCCCGTTGAGAGCGGCCATGCCCATGTAGGCCAGGGACTTGCCAAACCCGGTGGGGGCAATCAGCATGTGGTGCTTGGCATCTGACTCCAGGATGCCGGTGAGCAACTCCCACTGTCCCGGACGCCACTCCTCGTACTGGGCGGGGAGGCCAATGGCGACTGGGGGAGGGGCGTCAGTGTTAATCTGCACCATCACAGCACCGCCCATACTGCCAGCAACAGCTTTAGCCCCACCATGGCCAGCAATACTAACCCAACCCACACCGTAACTTTAATTGACGTAGCCATTGCCCACCCAAAGAAATTGACCATCACTCCACCGCCTTGTAATGCCACTGTCCACCGGGCATCAGTCCGCACACCACACACGTCCGACCATCCCGCTGCAAATCCGGCGAGTAATGGTGGATCATGGGTGCGTCTTCAAATTGAGGCTCGTATACCGCAGGGTGCTCAGGGTCGGCCTCAGACCACACCGTAACCTTGGCCACCGGCTGACGGCTTACTTGTGGAACCCGGCCAATTCCTTGGCGAACCTGGCTCTGGCCGCTGTCTTCTTGCCGAACTTGCCCGATACCGCCGCCGACAGCTTCCTGGCCGGTATCTTGTCGCCCATTGCCACACCCAGATCCCGATGTAGCGCTCCAGGGTGCTTGATCGCTCCCGATATCCAGCCCTTGCTTACTTGGTCTGCCATGATGTCTCCTGTGTTCCGGGTAGATGGCGTACGCCCACACCAATCCTAACACAGCAGCCACCCCCAGTGCGAATATCAGTCCATCACCGCTACCCCACAGGTCCCGCCAGTCCTGACCCCAGCACCACTCCCAGACCGCTGTCGATATCAGCAGTACCCCTCTGCATAACCGGAATGCCACCACTAGCAGCACCCCGCCCACCAGCGCCACTGCCCCAAATAGGGCTACCAGGTCCTGCCACCCACACTCTTCATCGTCCATCCGTCCTCTCATTCCTCCTCCTCCTTCTCGATTCTTAGGCTTGTCACTTTCCCCTTCCCCTCCAGCAAATGCCCGAATCTGGCCCTTACCTCGTCTTCCGCCCGCTTCTTCCAGTACGGCTCATCCTCCATTTTCCTGATATGGCCCAGTATCACGGTGAGCAGCTTTCTGGCCTCCCCTTCCGCCCCTGCCGCGATATGCTGCTGTACCACCTGCGTCATGGTGTTGAACATGCTCTGGAATTCCTGCATGTATAGCTGCTGCCTCAGCACTTCGTTTATCATATCGGCAGTGCCGATGAAACCGGCCATAGGTTCGAGCCTGTCCAGCACCTTTAACCCCCGGACCACGCACCAGCGCATCACATCGCCAGTGGTGCGGAAGGGGAAGTGATGGCCGCTTAACACCTTGGACAAGGCTCGGGCATGCTGGGGCTGCACCCGGCAATAGACCCGCTCAGAATGTCCCTGGTGGTCGGACCCCGGTATGATGAAGTCGAATGGGGCATAGCCACTGTCCAATTCAGGATCATATCCGCCCGATGAGCGAGGGTCGTCTTCAACCTGCAACCTGCCTGTGGGCCTAGCCATCTATCTGCCCCCTCACCACTTCCAACTCCTGGTCGGCATCAGTGGATATGCGCACCCTGGCAAACCTCGGAATGATGATGCAGCCGTCCGACCCGGTGTGGTTCTGTAGGCTGTTATCCCCGTGAATCATGAATCCTGAGCGCCCACCCATCTGGTTGTCGGGGTGCGGCTCCAGCTTGCATACCACAGGCCCCTTGCCACCCGGATCGTCATACCACTCGCCCATCGTATATCGGCCTTCGGGGATCGGCCCGTGTCCCTTCATCATCTCGGCAGCCGGGTTATTGATGCTTGCCCCATTCCCGCTATACCCACGGGCCAGTACCGCTCCCTGTGGCCCGCGTATCGTGCCTGTGCTCACTTCGTATTGCCAAGGCATAAGCCAATCTCCTTTAATGCTTTTAGTGTTGGGTTTAAATTGTGTCCTGATCCCTTCTTCTGCCATCCGCGCATGTTAAACACCGGATCGGCTCCGGCCTGCCTCCTGGCCCACGCCTTTTGTAGTTTGTGCAACCTAACCCACTCGTTCGTCGTCCACCCGCCTTGGTCGATGGCTGCCTCAATCCGGTCCATGATGGCCCGCGCCGTCTGGGTATCCCCGGCCTGCACCCCGTCAGGCAGGTTGACGATGGTATGGTAGGCTGACCCCCTGAATCGGCCCGGCCACGCCTCCCTGTCGATCCGGTCGGAGGTCTCAGCCCCCCTCCCCCTCCTGGTTAGGTGGTTCTCCCTTCCCTCTATCCAGCCCAGCGTCTTGTCCTTCTCCCTGCTGCCCATGGTTCCCACCCCCGGAGCCTCCTGATTGTTGTGCGCTGGTACCAGAGTGTACTGGTGCGCTGTGCGTTACCCTAGGCCCACATACTACCATCGTACCACTACCCTTGACTCCCTGTCAATGGTGTTGGCCAAGCAAAACCCCTGCCGCTTCCATTAGAGGTCTGCACTGAGGAGACCTTACTAGGGACAACCGGCAGGGGGCTTGAGGGGGGTGACGGAAGGAGACCAATCCGTACGCCACCCGCCTAACGGCTAGACGTCCATCGCCTCCATGGCCTTGAGGCTGGTGTTCTCTACATCATCCCGGCCCGGCACCTTCACCGGAGCGGCGGTCAGCTTGAACCCTTCCGTCTTCCATTTGCCGCTGAACTTGACGAATGGGGCCACGGTCTCAGGGATGGCGGACTTCTCCAGGTCGCCCCTCTCCACCTTGAGGATGATGCCCTTCACTCTGGCGTCGTGGCCGGGGGCATACAGGCTGAGGGTCTCGGTCCCGCACCCGCACAGGCAATCGTGCGTCTTCCTCAGCTTCTTGGGTGCCTTCTCCTTGACCACCTTGGCCGCCTTCTTGTCCAGTGCCCCGGCTGCCTTGGCCTTGGCCGCCTTCTCTTTGGCCTTGGTCGCCCCTGCCTCATCCGCCTTGTCCCCCTCGACTGCTTTGGGGGCGATCGGTGCCGCCTCATCCCACACCGGCAGTTCCACCCCTGCCGCTTTGGCTTCCCCTTCGAGCGCATCGATTCGGGTCTGGGCCACTTCCGCCTTCCCCGTGTCCCCGATTTCGAGCGCCTTCTGGAGCTGCTTGTGCTGATGGTTGTACTTCGCGATCAATCCGGCTGCTTTCACGCTGTCATCCATGGTATTGGCCTCCTTGGCCTTCTTGCTGTCGGCCCCTGTAGGCCGGTTCTTGGACTGGTGGCCGTCCGCCAAATTCTCCACCATCATACCCAGCGGTAGATTCTGCTCCTCATCCCCGCTGGTCTCAAACGCCCGGCCCGGTACTATCACCTTGCCGGTCTTCTTGTCCGTCTTGTCCGGGATCGTCACCGTGCGGGGCTGGTCGTACATCATGGCCCTGACCCGGCTTGCATTCTTGAAGATCAGGTGGCCATACACCCATTTGCCCTGCAGATTGTCGTACCTGAACGGGTCGCCCGGCTCCAAGGTCTCTAGATTCACCTCTGTAGCCGCCGATCCCAGACGTATCAGCTTGAACCCTAACCCTACCAATCCTGATGGTAACACTTGCGGTCTCCTTCTGTCAAGCCCGGTTTGGGGCCTCACCTTGCTACCTTACACCCATTAGACCATCCCGACCCGGCCCGTGTCAACATCACCAGGGTAACCGGTCGGCCTATTACTGCTAGTCCACCTTGCGGGTTATGATTCGGGTTATGGGCCAGAGTAGCGCCACCGTGAAGGGCAGCGCTACCAGCAACTCTAGGGCGAGGTCAATCAGCCTGATCATGCCAGCACCTTATCGGTCAGCGCTACCTTCTGGCCGTGATCCTGTCCCTTGCTGTAGGCGTCGTAGTTCATCCTTCCGAACCTGCTGCCTACATCGCACCCCTTCTTGCCGCTGCTGGTGTTGTGGATGAAGGCTTCTACTGCTGCCTGATCCTTGCGGACGTGCACCATGGCTGTCGATCCTTCGGCTTTGACCATCTCCTGCTTCACCGTCTCTCGCAGCCTGCTAGCCACCTCATTGGCGAACCCCGTCAGGTAGCTTTCTCTCCACACTTTCATAGCTTGCGACTGGTGACCGAAGCTGGTCTCGCCCCACATCCGCTTCACCTCTCGGATGATGGCTGGCTTCTCCTTCTGTCCGATCTTCCAAGCCTGATCGATGGCCAGTGCTCCCATATAGCAGTACAGGCCCTTGGCCGATTCGCGGTCAGCCGACTTGCCGCAGAAGACCGCTCCACCGTCATAGGTTGACCATAGCAGACCGCACCCGGTTGCGCTGCACACGCCTTGAGCCAGACTGACTTGCCACGCTACCGCCTTGGTCCTGCTGGTTGGAACCTTGCCACCGAAGTCTTCCGGCTTGACCGTATCCTTGCCGATAGGTTCTGCCGTCTCCGCCTGTACTTCGACGTCTGACCGCTCCAACTTGTGCTTGATCAGCATTTCCGCAATCCGGTCAGCGAATGCTTCCGCCTCTGCCTGACTGCCCATTGACTGCGCAGATTGTTCATGCGCAATCAGCTTCCGCAACTTGTCCATGACGCTTGTGTTGCCCATTGGTCTCCTTCTGTTCCACGTGGAACTATCACCCGTTGACCTACACCAAACTCTCCAGGATGGCCAGCCCTACTGCCACCCACCTGCCGTGCCCGATTTGACGGGCATACCAGTACGCATCGAGCATCCGGCTTAGGCTCACCGCCTCCGCCTCCGTATGAGCAGGGCGGCCAGCGGCCCGGCCAACACCCAGCAGACCAGGGCGGTCATGCCTCCTCCTGCCGGTCCATCCGGATCTGTTCGATCTGCTCCTGCAGCATCCACGACTGTTCGACGTCTGACATCGCGTCGAGCAACCCACAGTCGCTCCCGAAATCCTCCGCCATCTCGGAGGCTGCGTCCATCTCGGCATCTGTCGGGCTCAGAGCGTCCATGCGCTCGGTCAGCAGCCGCCTGATTTCGGCTTGGTGATGGGCCAGCAGCGCGTCCAGCACGTCGATGGCGGCTTGTGCTTGTTCGTTGGTTCTCATGGTGCGGTCTCCTTCTGCCGGTTGGCTTGGGTCCGGCTCCCGATCTGTTTCTACCTTACTACCATTGTCTCATGCCGCACACCAGGATGTCAACATCACCGGCGTAACCTGTTGTCCGGTTACCCTGGTGATGCCCTTCGGCGCGTTAGGCTGTCGGGTTGGGTTGGGTCCGCCCCTTGGCCTAAATGGCCTTGGGTTCCTTACCTTACCTTCTGACCCGTCTCTCTGATGCCCGATAGGCCCCGCTGAGCATCCCCAGACTGACGCGCTGGTGGTCAGGGTGGCCGATGCCCGTCACCCTCTGGTGCGCCACTGGCCATGCGCCACCCTGACCCCTGTTAGGACGCCAACCTTAACGCCCATTAGTCCATCGGCCCATGGGGCATGGGGGGTATCGATGTCGTGTCGGGATGTATACGGGGTATAATCCGGATATTGGTTTACAGCCATAAAATATACCCTCCCGTTAGCCTATTAATATGGCGAAGGTAGCCTGGCTGGTAGGTAATACGTAGTACGGCCTGGGGGGGGGGGAAGGGGGAGATGCAGGGTTAGAGCGCACAGCGCACGCAGCACCCCTCGATCCAGCGCACAGCAGGAAGAAGTCTCCGGGGGTGGTAATACGCTGGGGGTGGCGCTGGGGGTATACGTGGCGAAGAGGCGGCGAAGGCTAACCCGCACCGGCCTGCCTAGTCGACCCTACCCATTGCCACCGAGTCAAGGGTGGTGATATTATAGATGGGAAGATAGGAGGTACGCCAACCATGAGCCACCCTACACTAGCCAATCTGATTGTGCGGTCAGGCAAGTCCATGTCCCAGATTGCGCGGGACTCTGGCATCAGCCTGTCCCATATCAGCAAGATTTCGGGCGGCACCCGCAACCCTAGCCTGCCTGTCCTGGCCGCTATGTCGGACGCCTTGGGGTGTGAGGAACAGGATATTATTGAAGCTATCGGATGGGGGGGCCATGGGAAAGCCAAAGCCGCTTAATGGGGAGAAGACCGGTGCCACCCCGCGCCACCCTCGGGCCAGCGGCCATGGGGCGGTATATGTCAAGGGCGGGGATGGCCGCATCCAGAAATCGGTATACCTGTGCGCATGCCACGGGCGCGAGTTTGAATCCCGTCTGGCTATGAGGATGCACATCGCCCAATACCACAAGATGGTGCGCACCTCCCTGGCCGAGCTAGTCCAGACCAATGGGCTGGGCCAGGCCGCGTGGGAGCGCCTCCCCGGCGAGACTCCCCTTCAATATTCTAGATTTAAGATATACCTGTCCAGCGTCGGCCCTACCATGAAGCGGTCCTGCGCCCGCGCTGCCGACATAATGGGCAGGCCCCCCCGCGAGATTAGCCGCCTGTCCACTTATTGGCATTGGTCATTACGGGCCGAACTCTGGGACCGCCACATTGAGGCCGAAGAGTTGGCTCAGTTCGAGCAGGACAAGCGCCGGTCAGCCCGACGCCAGGCATCCGTGGGCCGCAAGCTGCAGGATGTGGCGCTGGCGGGCGCATCGGCCCTATTACTGGACGAAGATAGGGTGAAGGAGATGTCTGGCAATGAGATAGCCAAGCTGGCCGATATAGGCACCAAGATAGAGAGGTTGGCCAACTCCGATCCTACCTCCATCACCGATGACCGGGGGCAGGTCCGACTAGTATGGGAGGGACCTAAGCCTACCTGGGCGCCCGCACCCCCCGACCACCAGACAATCGAGGGCGGACCCCTCACAACCAAAGTATTGGAGGCAGGAGAATGAGGCTACGCATCATTGATTGGAACTCGCGTTGGTTTTGGTTTACGTGGTTTTATCGCAAATCGCGGTCCGGTTGCGTAGGCCACCACTTCGAAGTTAACCTGTATGGGCCACAGACGTGGACCAAGCCTTGGTTTAATTTCTGGATGTGGGAAGAATTGCCGGACATGCGTCCACAGGTATCCCACTTTGACTCTGATATACCATTGTGCGGAGTCGTAACGCGAAGCGTTAAGACGGAGGGGTAGTATGGCAGAGGTCCGTTTCCGCATTCCTCCCCACATTCAGCAGATTAAGTTCATGAATGCCGCCGAGCGCGAACAGTTATTCGGCGGGGCCAAGCGCGGTGGCAAGTCCGTTGCCCTGTGCCAGAAGATTATAGCCCTATCCATGGCCTTCCCTGGCAATCGCGGCCTACTCTGTCGCCAGAATCTTACCGACCTTAAGGACTCTACTCTGGTCACCTTTATGCAGGTCTGCCCCCCTGGCCTTATTGCCCGCCACCATTTGGGTGATCGCATGATTACCTTTGTTAACGGCTCCTACTTTATTTACCGTGGCGTAGGCGACGAGGATGAACTAGAGAAGGTGAAGGGCATCGATCTAGGTTGGTTGGCTATTGATGAGCCGTCCGAGATTGAGGAATCTACCTACCTCATGCTGATTGCCCAGTTTAATTGGCGTCTACCGGACGGCACCCGCCCGGCCTATATGGCCATGTTAGCCTGCAATCCCGAACCTGGATGGGTCAAGAAGCGATTTGTGGATATTGAGCGTCCCGACCGCTGCTTCATCCCCTCCCTGGCCAAGGATAACCCCGGCCTGCCCGACGACTACATCCCCTACCTACGGGCTAACTTTCCCGAGGAATGGGTTAAGAAGTATGTGGACGGGTCATGGGAGATTAGTGAGGGGATGGTATACAAGGAATTCAGCCGCGACATTCATGTGCTGAATGTGATGCCGCCCCTATCCGGTATGCGCATATTTGGTTCCCTCGACCCGGCCCCTGCCACTATCACCGCCAAGGTGGACCTAGCCATCGATTCGGACTTCAACCATTTTATATGCTGGGAGTACTACCGGTCGGAACGCATGCTCAGCGACCACGCCCGAGACATAATCGACCGCATCGCATTCTATATGTCTAACGGCTATCAATATGAATATACCCTGATAGATCCGTCCTCGGCTCAGCGCACCAATGTCAAGTCCGACGATAATCGTCTACAGTCCATCAGGGAGATGTATCAGGATGAGGGGTTGTCCACCGTGCCAGCCTGGAACGCCCTCGAATCCGGCATCGAGCGCGTCAAGCAGCTTCTCCATGTGGACCCCCTCCATGCCCATCCCCTTACCGGCAATTTGGGTGCCCCTCGCTTGTATGTGCTGGAGTCCTGCATCCACACCATTGACGAGTTTACCTCCTGGCAGCGCAAGCTACAATCCAATGGCTCCATCGAATATAAGGGTCCCGACCACGCCATCGACAATGTGCGGTATATTGTGAATTCCCGCCCCCGACCACCAGCCATGTCGGCCACCGATGAGTCCCATCTATCATCCATGGGCAGGCAGGCCCGCCGCTCCCACCAATCGTGGTCTAAGAAGTGGGATAAGGCCATCAGAGAGCAGAATGGGGAAGGGCTGGGAGTGTTTGACTATCTGAATAAGACAAGGAGGCAATAGGGCATGCAACCGATCATAGTAGACTTCCAGCGCGAGGTTGACGGTAACTTGGTTTTCGTGGCGGGCCAGCGCGACCACATCGAGTTGTACGGTATGGTTCGTCCAATGGTGCTAGTTCACGGGATGGATTGGCCAAACCCGGTGGCCTCCCCTATCCGCCGCACCCTTCTGGCCCAAGCCCTATCTGCCTACGCCCAGGGTTACATTCGCCATCGCCCCCTTATTCCTCAGGGATGCCTATTCCACGTCTCCCCTGGCAATGCTACCATGGAGGCATTCGCACGTACGCTCGGCGGCCAGCCTGAGGCTGGGTCCACCTATCGCATCGACTACGCAGGGAGGTAGTACAGTGGCATTCTCAAACCATGCAGGAACCAGGGGGCATTCCATCGGTATGTCCATCATGGGCAAGGATAAAGGGAGCAAGGAACCGGACGGGGACGAGGCGGGCCAGACTCTATCAGGGTTCTCCAACATCCACATCAAGCCCCTTGCCAACGGAATCCAGGTATCCCATACCCCCCAGCTTCCGAAGGGTGTTAAGGAGTACTCTGAGAAGGCCCCCGAAGAGCAGATACACGCCTTTAAGACCGCTCAGGAGGCCCACTCCCATATCGGCGGTCTATTGGGCCTTCGCCTTGGTTCCGGCACCCAGAAGGAGTAGTGGCTATGTCCATTGATCCAGTAGTGTGGTGTTTGGTAGGCATGGTGTTATTCATTGCATCTGCCAACCTGTGGCTGCTATGGTTGTACATCCAGACCTACCGTCGCCTTGTGGCCTCCGACCGGGACCGTGACCGCCTTATACGCCGCATCGGGGTCTACCATTCATTGCCCCTCACTACTCCCTACGAGCGCATGCCTGAGTACCCCCCTGAGACTCCTATTCCTCCTTCCTTCCGTATGAAGCGCCCTCAGCCCCCTGTCGGATGGCGTCCCGACTCTAAGGATGACTTATAATGGCCACATCAATATCCAACCTACTACAGAAGGTGGGCATCGGCGGTTCCAACCGGCAGGGGGTGGGCACAGCCGCTCCTGGGTCCCCGGCTGCCAAGCCCAAGCGTGTCGACCGCACCTCCACCGGCACCACTCCTGAGAAGGAGGCCCGCACTTGGATCAGCGACAAGTGGGCCAAGGTTCGCACTTCTTATCTCACCTACCACCAGCTTATCTGGCAGTCCATCCTGTTCTATGTCGGTCAGACCTGGCTCACCTGGGACCCATATCGCAAGTTCTACTACCCCTCCGTCCCTGAGGATGAGTTCACTCCCCAGCCGCGCATTAATGAATTCTCCCCTGCTGTCGACGCCGTGGCCACCAACTTCAACTCTATACCCCCGGTGGAAGCCATCGCCGTGGATGCCGATGGCGATGAGCAATACAAGCGGCATGGCATCGCCCTGGTGGCTTCCCGTCTGGCCAAGGATTTCTTGAAGCGCCAGGGTCTTAAGTCCGACTTCAAGTCCAAGGGTAATAAGCCCACCCAAGCCGCTATGATATTCGTCCTGTCGGGCGGCCTGTGTACCGGGCTGCGGGTCAGGCAGAAACAGCGGGACACCCCCCTCGGCCCCCTTACCGAGTATGAAGTGGAGATGGACCTACTCAACCCTATGGTGGTCCTGCCCCGCCCTGGTTCCGAGGACTTCGGCGGCGAATCTGGAACCCCTTGGGTATTCGTCGCCCGTCGAATGACGCTCAATGAGGTATGGACCCGATTCGAGGTGGTGGCCAAGGCCGACGTCCTATATCTCGATGGCTACAATTCCACCTATGAGAATGCCCTAAACTATTACTATACAGGGTTCAACGCCACCGACATTCAGAACGAAGACTCCTGCTTGGCGGTCGAGTTATATGTCCCCCCCTCCAAGGACGGTCACCCTGGCGTTGAAGATTTCGAGCCATCCGGCCTTTATGCTGTCTGGATCAACGATGAACTTAAGTGGTACAAGGATTGGGATTACCCCGAATTTCCTCTTACCATGTTCAAGTACATCTCCGTCCCCCAGTTATTCTTCGGGCGTTCTATTTCCTTTGACTTATGCAATCTTCAGGAGGAGTACCAGGCATACGAGGCCATCATCAAGCTACATGCCATGTGCAATGCTATCTCCCCCTGGGTGGTGGATGCCAACACTCTGGTTGGTGAGATTACAGGCCGTGCCGATAAGGTGGTAAAGTACCGATCCCTAGGTCCTGGTTCTGTACCTCCCCACCGTGAGCAGCCTGGTTCCCTAGACCAAGGTGTATATGCCCAGCGCCAATCCATCCAGTCCCAGTTCCAGAACATCAGCGGTGCGGCCTCCGTATTCCGTGGGCGTCAGGAAGGGGCCGTTACAGCCGGTTCGGCCATCGCCCAGCTTCGGGGCCAGGCCGAACAGATGTTCTCCGGTCCCCAGCTTAATTGGACCAACGGCTGGAAGGAGACCGTCCGCAAGGCCGTCAAGTTCATGCAGAAGTATTACAGCTTCGAGCAGATTCAGGATATCGTCGGCGGAACCAACAATGAGCAAGCCATTCGAGACTTCAAGGAGTGCCCCGATCTTGACGCTGCCATTGAATGGCTGGCCTCCCAGCGCGGCTTGCCCCGCACCCAGGACGAGCTTAAACAGGAATTCCTCAACCTGTTCGACCGTGGCGCACTGGACATGCAGCAGGTGGAAGTCAGGGAGCGGGTGTACGACCTGTTTGGCGAGACCGGCATGCTGGCCCAATTCAATCTGGACGCTACCCGTGCTCGTCAGGAGAACCGGGGCATGAAGCAGACCCCGCCTATCGCTCCCACCTTCATGCCCGAGATTGAAGACCTCAATGTGCATTACCAGGTCCACATTGAGGAGATTAAGGCGCTGGAATTCGACAAGCTAGACCCGGCCAGCAAGCAGATTATGATTCAGCATGCTCTGGCCACCAAGCAGGCGATGGATATGATGGCCGCCCAGCAGGCTCCCCCACCCGGCCAGCCCCCACAGGGCGGCCCACCTCCTCCAGCGGGTACTGGCCACCTAGCCTCCCACGGTAAGCCTACGGGCGGCACTCAGGTTCACGGCCAAGGCATACAGCCTGTGGGGTCTTCCCATGGTGCTCCCCCTGCCCCCCCATCACCCGGCCAAATGCGCCCCTAACCCGTCACCATGTATTAAGGAGATTGCACCATGTCCAACCCCACTATCCCAGTTACTCGCCCTGCCTCCTTGCCCATTCCGGGTGACATTCCGGATGTGGTAACCGGGCTTGCCCCAGCCAGTTTCAACCCCCCTGCCATCCCGTCCCAGAAGCCCACCACTCTGGGTGCCCGCACCCTCCCTATACCCAAGGACTCCATACCTCTGCCCACCATAACCGATGCGCCAGTGAAGCCCCCCGCCGTCACCTCTCAGCCTCATTACCCGTATCGCCCTCAGCCCGAATTCACCCCTACATCCCAGACCTAACCTCTCTTCCCATCCTCGGCCTCCTAGTGTACACTTAACACTAGGAGGCTTCACGATATGTGGCCATTTCTATTCAACCTCGGTCTTATCCGGCTACTTGACGTAGCCGGGTCAGAGGCAGGCGGCGGGGCAGCAGGAACCCCGGCACCGGCCAGCACCACCAGTCAGCCAGCGGCATCGACACCCGCAGCGGGCGGCACCCCGTCACCTTCGCCCAGTGGCACTCAGCAAGCAGACCAACCCACCACCACCACCCAACCTGCCGACGACTTACAGGATGGCAACTGGCGAGAGTTGCGCTCCCGGTATGATTCCCAGAAGACCGAGATTGCTGCTCTCAAGGCCCAAGCCAACCCGCAGGCCGCTGCAGTAGTAACCCACGCCCAGTCCATTGCCAAGACTCTGGGATATACCGACGCCGATTTCAACGAGGCATTCCTCGCCGACCCGGTAAAGACCCTTGAGATCCTTACTTCCGAGCAGGCCGCCAAGGCCCAGCCTGGTGCACAATCCGTCGATCAGGGTCAATCTACCGACCTCACTCGCCAGATTGAGGATGCCGTCAATCAGCGGCTCACCCCGATCCAGGAATTCCAGAACCGGCAGCAGACGGAAGTGGCCATGCAGAAGTATGAGACCACTTTGGGAGACGCCATCAAGGCAGACCCCATCCTGTCCACTGCCCCCCCTGAGATTGTGGAAATCGTGAAGGACTATCTGGGCGAATACTTCTCCACACAACCGCAAATCCTGCTGGCCATGAAGACCAAAGGGGACTTCACCGCTGTGGCAGACGCTCTGAAGTTCACTGCTGGACGTCTCCATTCCGGGTTCAAAGCCTGGCTGGCCCAAACCAACCCACAGTCTACAACCGGTACTACACCCGCCGCTCGTACGGGGGGTAAGCTCACTCTAGATCAGATCATCAACGATCCGGGGGTGTTGGGCGCACAGTATCGGGAGTAGCGCACCATCAAGTTTCAAGAAGGGGTACCACCATGGGTGTCGATTCCACCACTTACCTTGCAGACGCCAAGAACGTCTACGGGGCCATCCAGGACCAGGTTAGCACTCTCGCCGCGTTCATGAACCTACTCGGCGATGGGTCCAAATTCGGAAAGCCGATCAATGACCTCGGCATCCGTGGCTATACCTTCCTGGCGCGCCTTCAGCCCAACTGGAACATGGGCTATCGGCCTGAAGGTTACAATGGCGTGGGCAATGCCGTTGCCAACTTCGGAAACCAGGGTCTGAACAATTCCACTGTCATCCTGAAGTATGCTTATGTCCCGATCGTCATCACCGGCCAGGCCGAGAACCTGACCAAGGGACAGCAACGGGCATTCATGCAGGCCAAGGCGCTGGAAGCCAAGTTCGACATGAAGGATATCGTCAGCCACGTCAATGTGAT